TACAATAATTACCTCACCACGAAAAACACAAAGATCCGTAGCTTCACTATCAGCAATATTTGCGTCATTTATCATTTCAGTATGTGCGTAGCTATTGTAAGCACTTCTAACAGGGTCACCCATATTTAAGTTTCCTGGTGACTCAGCAGGATCTGTAACAAGACCAGGAGCTGTTGCGTTAACATTAGTAGAATTACCTTTAGACTGTAAAAATATCGCAGAGTTATTTCCCCAAGAACCAGTGTTTAAGTATTTACCATTTGAATCTTGGCGAGCTTCAAATGTAATACCATCAATGTTTGTAGCACCTGAAGCTCTAGCGTATATTCTTAAAGGATAGTATTCAAAAACACCTGGGGAGGATTCATAAAAATTAAAAGGAGGTGGAGTAGATAGAGAAGATGAATCAGTAAAATACTGATATAGACTCGAGGCGCTTTGTTCATGAAAAAGACCAAAATTACGCCCTATGTAAGACTTAACATAAGCCTCATGATCGCCATTATTACCTAACTCATAATTAGAATCGTTTATAACAGCGTTTGGCATGAATATATTATTGATTTGAGCAGCTGAGTCTCCTGGCCATTTATATATATAATTTGCTAAACTACCACCATAAGTATCTGTGTTTTCATTAGAGTAAGTAGCTTCTACAAATGATTCCGCTGGTGAACCAGGATCACCAGGCAAGCCAGAACCCGCATTATTAGCGCCACTGTTATCAGCCTGTTGAAAACTACCTGCTGGTATTGCTTTGTATTGCGTTATTTCTGTTATACTTTCTAAATTTTGATTTTTAATACCCATACCATTACCATCAGAATTACTAAAATTATTATCAGGTTGCCAAGGTAAAGCATTAGGAAAATTACTATTAGTACTTGAGTTCATAGCGCCGTTAAAAGATTTTTCAGAGCCAGAAGATATAAATTCATAATTTTCACCAGCGTTAAACAAAGAGTTTTGTATTAAGTTATATTCAGGTAAATTAACTATTAAACTTAAATTATAATCTTGATTATACTCGTCGTAACTACCTAATATACTATTTGCTAAAGGTAAATTATCTCTAAACCAATCATGCATACCTGCTTGAGATATAGGTGTTATACCATCTTTTGATAATCTTAAAACAGCACCTCTATTTTTATCTGTAAAATATGCTCTATAAGACTCTGAAGCAAAAGATTCTGGATTTTTTGATATACCATAGTCTCCTACAAAAGGCGTAGCATCACCTAAAACTTTATTTGTAGAAACTAATTGAGAATTACCATCTGCATTAAATAAAGCATCTTTGTTAGAAACAATACTAACTACTTTATCTTCACAGAAAGCTACTAAACTTATTCTTCTTTGAAATAATTTTTGTATACTACCGTATGTAGGATTTAAATCTTTAGTTATTTTTTCACCAGCTATAAATTGATTTAAATTATTTGTGTTAGAAGTTGAATTATATATTCCAGAGTATATTAAACTATTTTTCTTTTCTTCAACGCTATAAGGTTCTTCAAGAACAGCAGAAGCTCTAGCACCATTAATAATTTGCATCTGATTAAAATCATCTCTAATTCTATTAGATTCTATACCGTTATTAAAAGAAAAACAGTTATACCAACTTAAACCTATTTTATTAGTAGGTTTATTTAATTTTATACTAAATTCTGTAAAAAATCCTCCAGCAGCTTGTGCTGTTAAAGTTGAAGATACTATTTCAGCGTTAACAAAGCTTGTGTCTCTAGATATAAATGTTAAAAAAGAACCATTGTAATCTATTGGTTGGTTAGCACCATCTAAAGATTTTAAACCTGGTGATAAAACAACTATTTGTTCGCCGTTATCTTCTCTCCAGTTTGACACGTTTACTATAGTACCAGTACTTATAGCTGTTGTACCTTTACTTGATGTAACCTGACTACCAATAGTACCTAAAGTTTCCCTGTTAAAACTATTTATTTTTAAAGGTATTGCTTTACTAGCTTCGTAATATATATCTAAATCTGTATTTTTCTTTGGTTCTGTTTCCCAAATAGCTGGAAATATTGAGCTAGAACCTTGTGTAAAATTACCAGCTGTATCTATAAACTCTATATTACCACCGTTTGATGCTGAAATATTTGAAGCTGTAGTATCAGCATCTAAAGGGTTAAAACCATTGTTAACAGAATTTTGTGATATATTTTTATCTATTTCTAAAATATAAACTACACGTCTATTATTTCTTTTACCAAAATCTTGTATTTTTTGAGATAAATCATTTCTATTTGTAGCTTGTGTTGCTGATGAAGCGTTAGAAGCTTTTGACTTAGCCCAAGTAACAGCGGCTTCTTCTACGCTGTCACCAGCACCTATATTATCACCATTTAAGTTTCTATCATCTGTGTATACACCACTTGCACTACCATTTACATCTCTTACATATCTTCTTCTCCAAGGCGTGTGATTATATAAATATTTAGTTCTACATGATTTTATAGTATATTGAATACTATTTGGATCATCTGAAAAAATAAATTTAGCATTAGGTGTTTTTAATTGAGATATAAAAGCAGCTATTTCACCATTAGGATCACCAAAAGGTGTTTTAGTTGGATCCCATTGGTCTTGATGTTCGTTACTAAAGCTTGAATCATAACCTCTATTAGGAGTACTACCATTAACAGTACTGTACTCACAATGTATAGTTCTTGGTGAATCCCAGTTGTTAGTATTATCAAAACCGTCACCACCATCATCAACAGACTCTTTAAAAGTTTTTGTAAATACACCACCACCATGTATACCTTGCAAATGATCACCTAAAGAGTTTGCACCCTGTATTCTTAAATCATTAGGTAAAGCAAAATTGGAATCTGTTAAATCTCTACCAGGACCTAAAAAAGATATATGAAGATAAAATCTTCCTTCATCACCTGCATTACCATAAGTAGAGTCTTGCTGCCAACCTGTTGATGCTAAATTAGCAACAGAACCACTAGTCTGACTACTTGGAGCAACCCAAGCTCTAGAACCAGTGGTGTGTTCAGTTGTTGACTCAATAAAACCTTCCATAGAGTTTACTGTGTCATTTTCATCTGAAACACCCGATCCAGTACCATTGTAACCATAGTAAAAAGTATCTGGACCTGGAGTTGTAACGCCTTGAGTAATAGTTTTATTAAAATATCTAAGAGGTTGAGTAACATTAGTTCCAGTGGGATTAGAAGAGTCTGGATGTGAATTTATAACAAAATATCTAGCTGGAGTAGCTGTAGTACCAAAATAAGCATCTGTAACATCCCAACTACCTTCAGTAAACGCATCTCTATCTAAAGGAAAATGTCTTCTTTTAGGTGGTAAAGCAGGCCAGTTATTTAATATTTCTCCATTAGTAGCACCAGCAACGTGTGCATAAGGAGCTGTTCCAGAAGGAGCAAACGTAGTACTGTAAGTTGAATAAGAAGCTATATTAATACCTGGTCTTTGATCAATAACTCCAGGAGTTGAACCAAACAGATTACCAATAACAATTTCAGGATTGTCACTAATATAATTTGGTCCAGAATTATTTATTCCATCTGGTAGACTGTAAGTTATAAATTGTCCATCACCAGCACCAGAATTTGTATTACTAAAATGATTATGAGGACCAATAGCGAGATTAGTATATTTACCGTAAGGATAGTAGTTTTTCTTAGACTTACCAGTGTTTCTAAATTCAGAACCAAATACGTCTGTTCGCCAAGGTAAATGATCTTCTTCAGATATTTCATCTGTCCATATAGTATAAGTATAATAAGTTGGAGCACCACCGTCAGAAGTACCTCTTTGTATATCTATAGCTCTTTTTGCATAAGGTTCTGAATCACCACCCCAATTACCAGCACAGTAATACATCGAGTCTATAAAAAACTCTGGCGCGTTGATACCATCACTTATTTCACTCATAATAGTGTTCCAAGCTGCTTGCGTATTTGTTACGCCGTCATAAACATCTAAACCATTTATAGTACCAGCGGCAAGATTATTATATTGGTCAGCACTATCGGGCGAAGTGTTTACAGCTACTTCAGAAGGATTTGTGTTAGCAGAATCTATTTCATTTATTAAATGTCTTAAAGTTCCACTGGCAATAGAAGTAAAAGCTATAGATATATCTGGTATTATATTTTGTATATCAGAAGCTAAGTTATTAAAAGCTATTTTTACAAAAAATCTACCAGAAAACTGATCTAACTCTCTTCTTTGTTTTCTTTCTACTTCAAACTGCAGGTTAGCTTGTATACCAGCACCAACCACACCACCATCAGCTGCTAAAGTAGCATCAGCATTGTCTATGGATCTATTTAATTTTATTATTAAATTACCTCCAGACTCTACAACATTATCAATTCTATATTTTCTAGAAAATTGATTTGTAGTTGTATCTTTCCAATTTAAATAATGATCAGTAATTTTAAAATCTTCTTTATCAGTAGATAAAAAATCATAACCACCTGTAGCATCGTATGAAGCTTTATCAAGATGTATTTCGTTTACTTCGTCTGTTATGCTTTTACCAGAAGTAGCAAAAATATTATCTAAATCAGTTTGATCTGTTTCTATAAATAATCTTTTTTGATCAAATTGTATTGATTCTGGAGCTTCGTTTTTTATATCAATTACTTTAAACTTATTGTTTTTAGTAACTTGAGCATTTGTTCCAGCAAATATTTTTTTAAGTATTATATGATCTTCTTCTTGTAGTTTGTTTCTATCAGAAGAGAAAAAAGATAACCATATATGATCTGAAGGTAAATTTCTATCAATATCATCTTGAGACGTAGGTATAAACGCCTTATCCATTATTAAATTATAATACTCTGTAGAAGTTTCTTTTATGTAATATTTAAAATACTCTGCCCAAGTAGGTGCGTTTCCACCATAATCAACAATTAAACTTAATTTTCTACTAGCATTATAATTACCTTGATCTTCCCAAGGAATATAACTAGCTGCGTTTTCAGTGGTAAAAACAGGCGTTTCTCTTCCGTACTTATCTCCAAAAACAATACCTACTTGGTAATTACGTAAAGATTTTAAACTTTTTTGCGGACTAAAATCAAAACTATCTTTTTCAAAGTTAGGTATATCAGTGTCTAAACGCGTAGCATAACTTACAATGTGACTATATTCAGATCTATTTACATCATAGTTTTGTGTATAATTACCATATACTATTCTATTACCTGTTACTTCTTGAGCTAAAGCATATTTAGGTACATTATCAAAAACTCTAATAAATTGATTTTCAGGTAAAGCAGCATATATATTTTCTGTTAAAATATCATATCTACCTAAATACTCTGAACTTGTAAAATTTGTACCTTCATTATAACCACTGTAAGTCCAGGTTACATCGTTTCTATTTAATTTTGCTATAGAATAAACAATTGGTGAATCCTCTTGTTTATATAATATTTCTATCTCTACAACATCTTTTGGCATTTCAGGAGAAACAAAATCATATATTTCTATTGTTTCTATTTTGTTAACCATAGCCCTATTAAAAGGCTCTTTTCTAGTATAGTTTTCTTCTTTAGCACCTACAATATCTTGTTTAAAATTCTCGTTTTCAATATATTGAGGATTAAATACAACATCTGAAAAAGGACCAAAAGCAGAGTATTCACCATCTTGATACTTGTATCTTAAAGAAAATCTAGAAAAAGTTTTTTCAAATAAAGAATCTTTATCGTTATTTGTAGGACTAGTTTGCTGATATTTAATATTTGCAACAGGTGCTTTTGTTGGTTTCTTTTTTATTACAGTTATGTTTTCTTCTTTAATATCAACTTGATTACCAGCACTATCTAACACTACAGCTCCTTGTACAACTAATTTAGTGTGATTTGTTAAAGCTATTAATGGATCTTGTATTGTACCATTTATACAGTTTTTTATATTTATTTTTTTAGGCTCTGTTACACCATCAGTCCAGAACAAAAGACCATCTATTATATTTATACCAGTAATTAATTTATCAGGAAATTTTAAAACAGCATCATCAGTATTTGTTTTAATATCTACAAATACATAACTTGAAGTATCGTTGTTTTGATCATATTCTAATATCAAATCTAAACTTGATGTTTTAGTAAACCAGTATAATTTATTAGTTTTTTCATCAGCTACACTACCAACACAAATATGATCTGAAGGAACTAAAGAATCTACTCTCTCATTACCTAGTATGGTTTGAATAGTACCAACTTCAGACTCTTCTGATGTAGACACCTTTATATTTAATGCATCTCTATATTCACCATTAGGTACTAATCTTTCATCAAGATCTTTATTCATTTTACCTTTTAAAAAGGTATTTTTAATTTCCGGCATAAATTAGTGTTTTATTTGCTTAGACTTTCCTCTAAGTATTTGAGTTAATTCTTCTAATTTAAAGTTTGATAATCTTAATTTTGCTTTTCTTGTTTCAGCAAATTTCTCTTTTTTAAGTCTTGGAACTAAAGATTGTCCATAATTAGACGTAGATAATATAGCGCAAGCTATATGTTTGTACATAGCTTCTTCTGCAAACTTGTGGACACGCATTTCTTCTTCTGTACCTAAACCATCACTTATATAGTCTAAAACAACTACTCTTCCGTTTAGTATAGAACTAAAGTGTATATTACCTCTAAGTTGATCTATATAGTAAGAACCGTTTACTTGTGCGTGCTCTGGTTCTAAGCCATATCTTTCACCTTCATTTGGCCAATAAACATTGTTTTCATAATCTTGATAATCATGGATGCTATTTTCAGAATTAGTGTGTGATTTATATCTCTCCCAAGTAGTAGAACTTCCAACAGAAGATTCTTGTAAACTAGTTATAGGTAAAGCAGAAACCACAGAAACATTGTCAACACCTTGTGAATCAACAAATAATGGAGGCGCACTATTCACTGTAGTAGCTGAAAAATCATGAAAAGAAACAACAACTATATAAGCGGTAGTTACGTTAGAAACATCAATTCCAAGCATTTCTTTGCCAACTAAACCAGAGTACGCAGTACCACCGTCTGCAGATGTCCACTCCATATAACTAGGATTTCCATCACCGTCTGTTAAGTCAAAAAAACTAGTATTAACATTGTAACTACTTTCATAATATGCGTTTGGCACTCCAAAGTATTTCGTATTATTATCTGGAGGTGAAGTACTAATACCTACTCTCAAAAATCCAGGAGCGTTTACGGTATTAATTGTTAAATCTTGAGCTATACCATCTGCAGAAACATTTATTATTTGCTTATCACTTAAATCTAAAACTTGCCAAGCGCACATAACATATCCCCAAGCTGGAGAGTTTTGACCAAATCCAGTTCTATTTCTATGTTGAAACGTTAGTAAATTATTAGTACCAGAAGTAGTATTGACATAATTAGCTAAATGTGTAAATGCTGTAGCGGGTATTGAGTTATAGGTCCAGTCTGGCATAAAGTCTGTTGTAGATTGAGCTGATCCAGCACCAAAAGTTGTTGAATTAGTAGGCACTGTTTCAAAATTTCCATTAATAACCTCTTCATTTTCATCTGAAAAAAAGTAAGTTCCGTTTTCATTTTGTCTGATACTAAATGGATTTTGAGTATGTCTTGTTGGGTAAATAGGATGTTTTATTCCAGAATCATCTGTAGTTAAAACTCTAGTGTAGTTAACATAATCATGAGGTAAAGCCATTATTAAACTAGGTGGAACTACTATTTCTTGAGTTTTAAAAGATGTTACAGTATCAAAAGATAATTCTTGTAAAGCTCTTTGTGCGTGGAAAAATATATCTGCTTTATTTATTTTAGGAATTATTTTGTTTTCTCCTACATAAGCAACCTCAAACTGGTTTATAATATCTCTTAGTGAAACAAATTGATATTGGCCATGTTTATTGCCTTCATAGTATGCTTGTTGATTAAAACCGTCTAATAATGCCATTTAATTATGATTTTTGTTGTTGTATTGTTTTTATTTCGTCTTGAGCAGCAAATTGAGTTATATTATAATCTTTAATACTAATACCAGCTAGTTGTAATATTTTTTTGATTAATAATGGTTTTTCAGAATTATGTAATTGAAAATCTTGATGATCATTAGCGGTTGCGTTGTATAAAGGTTTATTGTTAACTATAATATAAGTCCAGTTAGGTTTAGCTGGTTTTTGTATTATTGTAGATGAACCACTAGCACCAGTAATAGGTATGTTAACATTGTAATTTGGATTAACTATATAATCATTTACATTTGGAAAAACTCTTAGTATATTACCTTCTCTAGTATAAACGGGTGTATGTGTAGTGGGTTGTGTTTTTCTAGATTTTACATACAAACCAAGCTCTCTTCTTGAAACAAAATTTGCTTCAGAAGTAATACTAAAAGCACTAGGCCCAGCACCACCACTATAAGTAACGTAAAAATCTACAAGTTTAAAAGTAGTAGAACTTAAAACAGCACTACCACTAACGCTTATACCTATTGGCACAGTGCTTTCAAACAAAGTTATTTTTTCTTCTAAAGCTGTGTCTAAATCGCCTTTAATAGTGTCATTACCAGGATCTCTTCTAAATTGATTTAAGTCGTAAAAATATTGTTGAAATATATCCATTTGAGCTTGCTCTGCAAATAAATTAAACTCTTGAGGTGTTATATAACCTCTTTGTTCTTTATTAGCAACAGCTAATATTGTTTGATACACTTCGTTTACACTTATAGCCATAATATTTTTTTATTGTAGTTACGATCGCTCCGAAGAGCGACCGCTCTACAGTTTGATTAGTTTAATCTTTTTTCAATATTTGAATAAATTTCCATACCTTCATCAGTTTTAAACCAAGCAGCTAAAGCTGAATAAGGATGCTCGTCAAAAGGAACATTCATTAATTTTCTATCGTTAGAAGCCCATAGAAAAGTTCTTTGATCTGAAGATAATTTAATAATACCCAATTCAGTTGCCTTAATACCAAAATTTCTAAGTTGAACATTGTCATCATTTACTAACTCTAAGAACAACTCTGGGTTTCTCTTAGCATATAATAATAAATCACGTTTAAGCTCTTTAGAACTCATCTCTGACACTTTAGAACCAACCTCTACTCGCATGATAGCTTCAGCCATATCAATATCAATATTTTTAGCAGCATTAAGAGCTTCTATTTCCATTTCTAATATTTCTATTTCACTAGTTGCTACAGCAACTGGTTTTTCTTCATAAAAAATTTTATCTACATCAGGGTGATATAGCGAAAGTAGCTTTTGTAAAACTGTTTTTTCTTTCTCAACAATTAGCATGCCGTTTCTAAAAACAATATGTTCTAGTCTTTGATCGCCTTTCATTTCATCAACAAAAACTGTTTTTTGATTTTTACAATATTTAAGTTCTCTTTCGTAACCTTTTTCTTGATCAAACCAATGTATGTTAGCAGATCTAATAGATCTAGATATAGGTTTTCTATCACCTTTTAATCTGTATATTCTATCTTTTAGTTCCCAACCATCTTTAAGTATTGGATTTTTCTTTTCAACTCTTTTTGGTTTTGGTTGTTCTACAACTTGTGTCTCAACTTTTGGTTGTTCTACAACCTGTGGCGTTTCTACCACTTCTGTTTTTTTTGTTTTTTTTGCCATAATATAATATATAATAAAATTAATAAAATAAAGGGTCGAGGCCGAAGCCCCGACTCCTTAAAATAATTGTGCTTAGTTCATTAACATGAAGTTGTTAGCACCTTGTACAACTAAACATCTTTCAGATAAGTAGTGTACTTGCATTGCATCAAGTGCAGATGTAGCAGCACCAACAGAACCAGTAACCCAAGTTTTCATTCTTCGGTCATCAGTTTGCGAAGCTCTATATCTAACATGTAAGAAAGGACGCTTAAGGTTCTTTCCTAAAGTTTGATCATAAACAGAAGATACACCAGCAGGTATGATAACACCTCTAATAGCA